TGCCCCTGTTCGAGCCATGCCGGTACAAGGCCGCGTTTGGTGGTCGAGGCAGTGGCAAGTCGCATATGTTCGCTGAGATGCTAATCGAAGAACATATCATGAACCCCAACCAGTCATCGGTTTGCGTTCGTGAAATCCAGAAGTCACTGAACCAATCCGTCAAACGACTGCTAGAGCTCAAGATCGAAGAGCTGAACGCGGGTGAGTTTTTTGAGGTTCAAGACGCGGTCATTAAGTCACGGCGCGGAAACGGGCGGATTATCTTTCAGGGGATGCAGAATCACACCGCAGACTCAATTAAATCGCTTGAGGGCTACGATCGGGCTTGGGTCGAAGAAGCGCAAAGCCTCAGCCAGCAGTCCCTAGATCTGCTCAGACCGACGATACGGAAGCCCGGGTCGGAACTTTGGTTCACTTGGAACCCCAGAAACGAGAACGATCCGGTCAACTGGCTGCTGCGTGGTGACAATCCACCGCCTCAATCCGTCGTTATTGAGGTCAACTTTCAAGACAACCCTTGGTTCCCCGATGTCCTGAAGGACGAGATGGAATACGACAAGCGCCGGGATCCAGACAAATTTCAGCACGTTTGGAAGGGTGCGTATCTGCAAAACAGCCAGTCCCGGGTGTTTAGGAATTGGTGCGTTGAGGAGTTTGATGCACCAGATGAGGCGATCCACAGGCTTGGTGCAGACTGGGGATTCTCAGTTGACCCAACCGTATTGGTTCGATGCCATATCTCCGGCAGGAAGCTCTACGTTGATTATGAGGCGTATATGGTTGGGTGTGAGATCACTGACACGCCTGACCTGTTCATGCAGATCCCTGATAGCGAGAAGTGGCCCATCGTGGCTGACAGTGCAAGACCTGAAACGATTAGCCACATGCGGAAGAATGGGTTTCCAAAAATTATGAGCGCGATCAAGGGGCCGAAGTCTGTCGAAGAGGGCATTGAGTGGCTGAAGAGTTACGATATCATTGTTCACCCGCGCTGTACGCACACGATTGACGAGCTGATGCTGTACAGCTACAAAACCGATCCAGTAACGAATCAGGTGCTTCCAATACTTGAGGACAAGAAAAATCATGTGATTGATGCGTTAAGATATGCTTGCGAGGGTGTCAGGCGCGCTAATCCAACTACTGCGGTCACAGACTTCGTGCCATTGCCAACCGCGAATCGGTGGTAGATAATGGCTTGACAAACGAGGAATTGTTATGGCTCGAATGACAAATGATCAGCGTCTGGCGAATGTTCATCAAGACGCACTACATGAGTTCGACAGAATACAAAGTGCTCTGCGCGACGAGCGGTTGCAATGTTTAGAGGATCGTCGGTTCTACTCGATCAACGGCGCTCAATGGGAAGGCAATCTGCTAGACCAATTTGAGAACAAGCCCCGGCTAGAAGTAAACAAGATCGCCCTGTCGGTCATGCGAATTATCAACGAGTACCGAAACAATCGCGTCACCGTTGATTTTACATCGAAAGATGGAACTGCAAATGACAAGCTAGCAGATGTCTGCGATGGCCTGTATCGAGCGGACGAAAAAGATTCGATTGCGAATGAAGCCTATGACAACGCGTTCGAGGAGGCAGTCGGTGGCGGGTTTGGTGCGTGGCGGTTACGGGCTGACTACGAGGACCACGAAAACGACGAGGACGAACGGCAAAGAATTTTAATTGAGCCGATCTATGACGCCGACAGCAGCGTCTGGTTCGATCTGGACTCTAAGCGTCAGGACAAGGCAGACGCCAAAGTCTGTTTTGTTATTAGCTCGCTGACCTACGACAGCTACCTGTCCGAGTACGGCGATGACCCCGCAAGCTGGCCTAAAACCGTTCATCAATATGAATTTGACTGGCTAACGCCAGACGTAGTTTACGTTGCGGAATACTACAGGGTAGAAGAGGTTAGCGAGACTGTTAGAATTTTTGAAACTCTGGACGGTTCTGAGGAAAGATACACGACCTACGACTTCAAGGAAGACGAGCAGCTTGAAGAAATGCTTGCCGCAGTCGGCACGAGGGAGATTCGCCAGAAGCGCGTGAAGAAGAAAAAGGTTCACAAGTACATCATGAGCGGCGCCAAGATCCTTGAGGATTGCGGATACATCGCTGGCAAGTGCATTCCGATTATCCCAGTTTTTGGCAAGCGTTGGTTCGTTGACAACATTGAGCGATGCATGGGCCATGTTAGGCTCGCCAAGGACGCGCAACGGCTGAAGAATATGCAGTTGTCAAAGCTGGCTGAGATTTCGGCGCTGAGCACTGTTGAGAAGCCAATTCTATTACCCGAACAGGTTGCCGGTCATCAAGTGATGTGGTCTGAAGATAACTTGAAAGACTACCCGTATCTGCTGGTTAATCCGATTTCAGATGCGAACGGCAATCAAGCAATCTCGGGTCCGGTCGGATACACAAAGCCGCCACAGATTCCCCCGGCAATGGCAGCTCTGTTGCAAATTACAGAGACAGACATGATGCAGATCATGGGAAACCAGACTGGTGGCGAGGAGATTGCTTCAAACATATCTGGAAAGGCTGTAGAGCTGATCCAGACGCGTTTAGACATGCAGACGTTTATTTATATGTCCAACTTTTCCAAGGCTATGAGGCGCTGTGGTGAGGTCTGGCTGAGCATGGCAAAGGATGTCTACGTCGAAGAAGAACGTAAGATGAAGATCATCGATGTTACGGAGACGGTTGATAGTGTGACCTTGATGACCCCAGCGATTAGCGAGATGGGCGAGATTATCACTGAGAATGATCTGTCGAAGGCCACGTTTGATGTGGACGTTGAGGTTGGTCCCAGCTCAAGCACGAAGAAGCAGGCAACCGTTCGAGCGTTGACCGGGATGATGCAGATTACTGCTGACCCAGAAATGCAAAGTGTTCTCGGCTCTATGGCGATGATGAACATGGAGGGCGAAGGTATTAGCGAGGTTCGTGACTTCTTCCGTCAGAAGCTGATCAGGATGGGCGTTGTACAGCCCACAGAGGCCGAGGCAGAGGAAATGATGGCTGCGATGCAGAATCAGCCGCCTGATCCGAACGCGGTGTTCTTACAGGCTGCGGCAGAGGAGGCTACGGCGAAGGCTGCTAAGGCGCGAGCAGATGTCGTTAAGACGATTGCGGACGCAGAGCTGCAACAGGCTAGGGTTCTGGAAACGGGCGCCAGCACAGATCTAGAGCAGGCTAAGACCTTAGAAACTTTGGCAGGCATTGAGCAAAGCAACGAGCGGGTAGCTAACGAGACCGAAGAGAAGTCCGTCAGAAGCGCCCGGCTGCTTCAAGACATGATCCGAGACATGCGCTAATGGCCTCGATGCGCGAACTGGCGATGGAGTTACTGAGCCGGGCTGGTTCTGGCCCAGTTCTTCAGCCGACCAACGTGTTCGGGCAGGATCCTGATTTACCGATTGGATACGGTGAGGGTGAAATATCACCTTTAGACGCCGCTGCAATGTCAACGATGTTCGTGCCCGGGGTTGGTGATGTCACTGGCCTAGCGGCTGACGTTGATATGTACATGCGCGACCCTGAGTCCAGAAACATTCCTAATTACCTCCTTACCGCTGCCGGTGTGCTACCGTTCCTGCCTGCCGCGTCTCAGGTCCGTAAGGGTATCAAGGCATACCACGGCTCACCTTATGACTTTGATCGGTTCAGCACAGAGCAGATAGGCACCGGAGAGGGCGCACAGGCTTACGGTCAGGGCTTGTACTTTGCTGGAAATGAGGATGTTGCTAGGGGTTACCGAGACGCTTTAACCGGCCCTAGAGTGCAAAGAGCGCAAAGTCTATTAAGGCAGTCGGGTAATGACGTTGATTTGGCAATAGAAAACGCAAAAAACGAAATTGATCGACTAAAGTCGCTGGATCTAACCCCAGAAACCGGATCTGCAAAAAGGGAAAGCTTAATTTCTTTGCAAGAAGAAAAGATAGCCGAGCTGACCGAGCTTAAGAATAGCGGACAGATGAGTGAAGGCCGTATGTACGAAGTCAACATCGACGTAGAGCCTGATGAGTTGCTTCAGTGGGACATTCCAATAAGCCAGCAAAGCGAAAAGGTTCAAGACGCTGTGTACGCAAATAGGGATGCCGTTGATCAAAGGATCGTGGACGATTACTTTGGAGGTGACCGAAACAATATAATTAACGAAGACATGACTGGTCAGCAGTACATGGCAAACATGGATAAAGTAAACGCT